TCCGTCGATGTATCCCCGAAAGGGCAAAGGGCTCTTGAAGGGGAGCGATCTGATCGGGCCGCGGCTGATCTGGTTGGGCCGTCGCTGATCCCGCCGAGGCTGGTGTCGTTACCTCGGGGTTCAGGCTCTTACGGCGGCGAGGTGGCGGCCCTGAGCAGGGATGTGCTGGGGATCGAACTCATGCCGTGGCAGATCACGGCGTTGGAGGGGCAGCTGTCGCATGACGATGCCGGTGCCCTGTGTTTCAAACGGAGCCTGGTGTCGGTCGCCCGCCAGAACGGCAAAACCGTGGCCTTGAAGGCGCTGGCCCTATGGGTGTTGACCAAGGAACCGATCCGCCGCGGCGAGCCGGTGCTGCTGATCTCCACCGCCCACAACCTTGACCTGGCTGTCGAGCTGTTTGAGTCGCTGGCCCCGGTGCTCGAGACCAAGTTTGGCGCAAAGCTCTATTGGTCGTATGGCCGCAACGAGGCCGTCATGCCCGACGGATCCCGCTGGCTGGTTCAGGCCGCCACACCTCGAGCGTTTCACGGCTTCAGCCCGGACTACATCATCGCCGACGAGCTTTGGAACATCTCCGCCGACGTGATCTTCAACGGTGCGATCCCATCCCAACGTGCCCGCCGTCAGTCGCTGTTGTCCTGTTGGAGCACCGCTGGCACCGAGGACTCCCACGCGATGCTCAAGCTCCGCGAGGAAGGGCTTCGTGCGATTGACACCAAGGCCGACAGCAAACTGTTCTTCGCCGAATGGTCAATCCCGAGCGGCGTCGACACAACCGACGAAGTATTCTGGCCGATGGCCAACCCCGCAATCGGACACCTGCTGGATCTCGAGACGCTCCGCGACGAATCCGAGATGGCTGACAAGGCCGCCTTCCACCGAGCGTCACTCAACCTGTGGATCTCGAGCGCCCAATCGTGGCTGGCACCTGGCGTCTTCGACAAGCTGATCGTTCAGGGCATACTGGATGGCGGGATCCTCGCTGTGGACTCGAGCATTGACGACTCGACCTATGCCGGGATCCGCGCTGTGCCGATGCCCGACGGACGGATCGGTGTCACCGTCGCCTTTATCGCTGACACCCTGCCAAGCGTCTGGGCTGAGATCGACAAACTGGCGGCCACCGTCACCGGCATTGCGCTCACCCCGAGCCTGGCGTCGATCGCCCCGCCGCAATACGAACGCAAAAAGATCGTCGTCGGCTACAACGAACTGCTCACTCACACCGGCATGGTTCGGCAGCTCATCCTCGAGGGCCGCCTAGTGCACTCTGGCGAACAGATGCTTTCGGAGCACGTCAACCGTGCCGTCGGGGTTCGCACCGCCGCAGGCTTCGTCCTCTCAAGCCAGAAGTCGCCGGGGCTGATCACTCTGGCCCGGTGCATGATCTGGGCCGCGGCGCTGGTCGCACGACCGCAGCAAAAGACGCGTGCCGCGGTCGCGTTCAGCAGGTAGGGGATCGGTTTCTATCTTTCTCGGAAAGCCTTGCATTGCGTTACACGCCAGGCGCACAATCGCAACGTGGGGCTCTTCCGCAAAAAGATCGAAGCACCGGCCGTCGCCTCTGCCCCCATTGGCGCAGCCGCTGGCGCATCCCAGATAGGGCAGTTCTATTCGTACAGCGTTGGGGCTTCCGAAGAAGCTGCCCTATCTGTCCCCACCATTTCCCGCGCTGTCTCGCTGCTCACCACCGTCGTCGGCACCCTTGACCTCAAGTCCTACGTCTTGCAATGGGGCGGCGAAGAGTACGAAAAGATCTGGGTGCAGGGCGAGACGTGGATGTCGCGTCCCGATCCGAAGGTGCCGCGCCAATTCATCATGGGCAAGACCGCCCGCGACCTGATCATGTATGGCCGCGCACATTGGGCCGTCACGTCGCGCTACTCGACCGGCTTCCCCGCCAGCTTTGAATGGCTCCCGGCGAACATGGTCTACTCAACCAAGATGCCGGCCAGCCCCGAATGGTTCGGTATGCCGGATGATCTCGAGTTCAACGGCCTCCCGCTCGACGTCAGCAACGTCATCACGTTTCTGTCCCCCAACCAGGGCATCGTCTACGCAGGCCGCCGCGCCGTGGGCGTCTCACTCCGTCTTGACCAGGCCGCCGAACGCTTCTCCGCAACCGAAATTGCTGCCGGATACCTCCAGCAAACCAGCAACTCTGAACCGATGTCGTCCGAAGAGCTCGGCGAATTGGCCGCCGCCTGGGCGAACGCCCGCCGCGTGTCCGCAATCGGCGCACTCAACAGCGCCGTCGAATGGAAAGAATTCTCGTCCGATCCCAGCAAATTGCAACTCGTCGAGTCGCGCAAATACCAGGCGCTCGAGATGGCCCGCCTGCTCGACATCCCCGGCTATCTCCTCGGCATCGACCAGTCCGGCATGACATACCAGAACGCGCAACAGTCCCGCCAGGATCTGATCCTGTTCGGAGCCCGCCCGATCCTGCACTCGATCCAAGAGCGCCTGTCAATGAACGATGTGCTGCCAAACGGTCGCCACGTCCAGTTCGACGTCGAGGAATACCTCGAAGAGTTCATGGTTGAGTCGCCCGAAATCCAGCGCGAAGAACCAGCACCCGAACTACCCGAAGACGAAATGGAGCTTGAATGATCAAGTTCACCGCGGCCGTCGAGATCCTCGCAGCCAACCCTGACGACGAAGAATACGCCCCGAAAATCTCGGGTGTTGCCGTCCCGTGGAATGTCACCGCCACCGTTTCTGGCGGCCAGCAAGTCAAGTTTCTGCCCGGCTCGTTTGACGTGAACCAGAAGGCCGCCAAACTTGTCGAGAACCACGACTTGACGCAGCTTCGTGGTGTCGTCAACCGCTTGACGGACACCGCAACCGGGCTTGAGTTTGAAGCAACTCTCGCCGACACGCGGGCGAGCCGCGACGCTGTCGCGCTCCTCAAGTCCGGTGCCTACGACTCCGTGTCCGTCGGGGCAAACCCGACCAAGTTCAAGTTCGACAAGCAAGGCGTCATGGTCGTCTCCAAAGCCGACCTGATTGAGCTGTCGCTTGTTGCCGTGCCCGCGTTTTCGGACGCGGTCATCACAGAAATCGCCGCCTCGGCCGATCCAGAGGACGACGAAACCAACCCACCAGACACTTCCGAGGAGGAAATCAACGTGTCAGAAGCAATCCAGGCCGAGGCCCCCGAGGCACCGGCAACCCACCCCGTCAGCCCGCTCGTCTACGCGACAGCCCGCAAAGAAGTTCCGCTGCCGACGGCAGTCGAGTACCTTTCGGCGGCCATCGCAGGCGGCTCGGCATGGCACCAGATGCGCGAAGCCATCAAGGCCGCAGCGCCCGACGTCATCACCACCGACACCCCCGGCATCTTGCCGACGCCGATCGTCGGCCCGGTGTACAACAACTTCGTGGGCCGTCGCCCCGTCGTTGACGCGATCGGTGTCAAGGCAATGCCTGGTGGCGGCAAGGTGTTCATCCGTCCCGAAGTCACCACGCACACGTCGATGGCTGTTCAGTCCGCTGAGAACGCGGCGCTCCAGTCCGGCACCTTCGTGGTGTTCAACAACCAGGTGACCAAGGCCGCCTACGGTGGCTACGTCACGATCTCCGAGCAGGATCTCGACTGGACTGACCCGAACGTGCTGTCGCTCATCCTTGACGACATGGGTCGCATCTACGCGAACACGACCGACAACGTCGCAGCCGACAACCTCGCGTCTGGCGCAACGACCACGTCGAACTTCGCCTCTGCTTCGGTCGGTGACCCGGCAACGTGGGCGTCGTGGATTGCAGGAGCCGCAGCCACCATCCTGTCGGCATCCAACGGCAACCTGCCGACCCACCTGTTCCTCGCACCCGGCGTCTGGCAGGATCTGCTCGGCCTCAGCGACACCGCTGACCGCCCGCTGTTCCCGCAGATCGGCCCGATGAACGCCTTCGGACAGTTGACCCCCGGCTCGACCTCGGGCAACGCCTTCGGCCTCCAGGTCGTCGTTGACCGCAACTTCGCCTCGGGCACCCTCATCGTGGGCGACGCCTCCGGCTACGAAATCTTCGAGCAGCAGAAGGGCGCAATCTCGATCGACAACCCGTCGACGATCTCGCGCACCATCGCATGGCGCGGCTACTTCGCCACGCTCATGATTGACTCGTCGAAGTTCGTCAAGGCCGCGTTCGTCTGATCCGCTGACCGTCTCACTTAGGAGCTCTGCACAATGGCCGTTTTCACCGTCACCCACACCCAACGGGTAGACGGCTACGCCATTGTGCAGACCCTAGAGACGACAGAAATTGGGATCGGCCAGTCCATCACCGTCGCAGGCACCACCGGCTTCAACGGCACCTTCACCGTGCTCGCTGTCCCGGTGTACTACTTCGAAGGCATCGACACCGAAGGCGACTTTGTCTACGACACCGACATCGTCATCACCAACCAGCTGCTGGTCGCTTCGGCAGGCAGCGACGTCGCCCGCGACTCAATGTCAGGCACCGTCACCTGGACAGAAACGTGCACATGGATCGTCGCAGCAGACGTTCTGTCGTGGCTCGGTATTTCCGTGGCTACCGCCAACGACACAACCTTCGTTGGGGTATGCACGGATGCCGCCAACGCTTGGGCCTACAAGGCACGGAAGATGGCTGGCTATCAAGGCGAGTCCCTCTCCACCGTGCCAAGTAGCGCCGTCAAGCTCGGAGTCACCATGCTCGCCGCGAGCTATTACCGCGAGCGTGGCAGCGTTGACTCTTTTGCGTCTTTTCAGGACATGGCGATCACCGCACCGACCGGCACGATGGGCCAGATCATGCGTCTGCTCGGCATACGCCGCAGCCAGGTGGCCTGATGGCAGCGACAGGCATTTTCGCCGAGTCCCGCACAGCTGTCGTCAACGCGCTCACCGCGCTCGGTTTGGCAGCTGTCACAGACCCGCGAAACGCCCGACCGATGACCGTCCTGGTTAACCCGCCGACGTTCGACTCGTTCACCTACAACGTGGGCGACATCCGCTTCGATCTGCTGATCCTCGCCGCGCCACCCGGCAACCAAGACGCCGAGGACTACCTCA